CCAAGTAGAAAGTTAAGATCATTAGCCGACACAAACGCTCATTACAGCAAAAAAAAATTAGTCGAACTTTACCTACAAAAAAATGCCCTCACCGAAATACAAGATCAATGATCAAGTCAACAAAAAAAGGAATACGGGAGTCTTCCTTAAAACAGAATCAAACAGAGGAACGATTACCAAGGTTATAGAGAAACATAATAAAAGAGATCGAATTTGTTATTACTACGAAGTGAAATGGCCTGACAAAAGACGATCAGAACACGCACAACACATACTCGTCCCAGCACCATGAAAAAAAAATCTACTAAAGCAAAACCAATCCAAAGAAAAACAACACTCAAACAAGCTTGCGAGTTTCTAAATCATTGGGCTAATGATACTGGGCCAACTCAGGAAGAATACAAAAAAGCATTAAAAGGAACTGGATTAAGTCGTTTTAAATTGGTGTGGAGAATGAGCCACATCATGTCCTATAGGGCAGGAGAAATGGGAATCCTAACGATAAAAGCAAAACAAGGAGAACCCTTTAGAAGAACTGACGGAAGCTTTGATACTTCACAGCTTCCCAGTCCAGAAAAACAATACTTATGTGTCTTTAATACTCAGATCCCTTTAACAGAATGAAAACACCTAAACCCGAAGATTACAACGAGTTTGTGATGTATCATGGATTCCCTTGTATCGGGACTAATGGTACACCTCACTTTGATGCGCTTGGTCGACCTAAAAAAATAACTGGAACAGTTACATACAGATTTCTAAAGCAAAGCTTTTGGGAGAAGATGTAGGTGAATCAAACTTATTGTCCTTGCCCTAAGTGCGGTCAACTTAGGACTAGAGTTGTATGCACTAAACGTGATACTGACGGGATTACAATTAGACGTAGGAAATGTCCTATTTGTGAACACCGTTGGTATTCACTTCAATACCCAGAAGTTGTTATAGAAACAGGCGAAGTAAAATGGAAGGGAAGAGCCACTAAATACGTGCCTTTAGAGGTCAAATAGTTTTCTCAAGAAGTTCTTAAACGTAGGTTGTCTTACAGGATTCTCTAAGCAAGCAATCTTAGCTTTACCTCTTGCTATTTCTTTTAAACAATTAGCAATGAATTGTGATTGGTGAAAGTGTTGCCTTTCTATTGCTTCACAGTGTCTTATTAACTGTTCTTTAGTAGCCCCTTCTGTAAACCATAGAATTTTCTTCTCTAACTCTAATTCTTGTTCTACTGTTGGAGGTTCCATTAGTTGATCTAATAGAACAAATTGTTCATCCAAGTTCTCCATCTAGTTCTTTACCTTTAGCTGCTAACCCAGTGTAGATACCATGCATAGGATTGTCAGGTAGGTGACGACCATCAAGAACGTACCAACGCTCCATATTTAACATTCTCTGTCTGTCTTCTTCTAACCATTTTGGATCGTAACTTGTCATTGTAAATTCGTATTAGATTTTGGGTATAACCTTGATTGAAGGAAGTTTACAGCTTCATCATCAAGTGTATTTGTAGTTTGTTTTGCTGCTGATTTCAATAGATCAAGTAACAGTTTTTTACCTGCATCACTACGCAAAAAAGCATAAAGAAGAGGTAGAAAAGGTTTAGCCAGTTTTCGCATAATTAGACTCACTCTTCACAATCTTATATATAACCGCTACATTTGGCTTGGTGATCCCCATACACCAGACAGAACCTCCCTAGAAGTGCATTTTAAAGGGAGGTTTTGTTGTCTTTGCCACTCACTAAGTTAGCAGGATTATGGAATCAAAAACGATTGTATGTTTTTGTTCACATTGCTTAGAAAAAAGAAAACAGATTGAGAGAGCTTACCTATTGAACAACAAAAAAGAACTAGCTAAGGTTAAATAGCAATTTATCAGGAGGCTGCAAGCTTAAGTATTAAACATCAAGATTAGGTATAGACATTACCCCTGGCTCTTAGAGGACGCTAGGGGTTTTGTTTTGGTCTAGGGTGATAAACCTCAACTTCCGACATACATTGAGGACAACTCAAAAAAGCGACATAATCAAAATCCTCTAAATGGTCACAATCAGAATCACTCCCCCAAATCAATTCGGTGTCGCAGTGCCAGCAGTTCACTTTTTCTTTTCCCAGTGTTTTATCAATAGTTCTAACTCCTTAATTCTGGCTTTCGCCATTGCTATCTTTTCCTCCATCCGTTTGGATCTCTCTTAGTTACTTCCAACCTAGCAATATCCTTTTCTATAGCATTTAAACGATGGAAAATTTCACGTATATCACCCTGTCTTCTGCTGGAACGATTTGCTAAGACCATTAACGCTCCAGAAATAGCTGCCCCTATCAAGGCTGCGAGTAGTTCTTGAGGCATTTTGTACGTTTTAGGAGTAATCTTAGACTATTGTTTCTATTTTTCTATGCCCGAAACCAAGCCAGAAAAGAAAAATCCGTTACAAAAACTTAAAGACGGATTAGAAGACAAAGAGGAACAGTTACAAGTTTTATCTACATTTGTAAGATTAGGAGTTGTCGTTTGGAGTGGGTTTATATTAACTTTAAACTATGTAGAATTGCCAGGTTTAGGTAAACAAGAAAGGATCGACCCGACTTTCATAGCAAGTGTTTTTACAGGAGCATTAGCAAGTTTTGGATTGGAAACTGCGAAGAAAAGAGGTGATGGAACTTACAAAGCTGACGAAGAAAAAAGGAAAGCAGAGGCAGAAACAGCAGGTTTTAGTAATGGAGTTCCTTACACAATAATCAAAGTCGAGACTCCAATAAAACTCGTACCAGACAAGCCAAGAATTGATCCTGTTTCTGGTAAAGAGATTAATCCTCAAAGTGGGAGGTTGACATGATGGGAGAAGATCTTTCTATCGATGCGAGGCAGGAAACTCGTATTGTTTGCACAGAGATGAAGCTCAAACGAGCAGAGGAGAAAATAGGTGATTTAGAAGATAGGGTTAGACAATTAGAGAAAAGGGTATTCCAAGCTGCCGCAGTTGTTAGTGCAGGTTTGGCAGTATTAGGATTATTAGCACAAATCAGTAAGGCTTATTTATGAAAAAGCTATTCTTACTACTCCTTTTAGCGTCTCCTGTTAAGGCAGACATGACGCATAACATCACAACTTCAACTCAGCTTTCAGTCAATGGCTCTTATACGGATGCCAACAGAATAGGGAGTACTTACGCAGTTTCAGGTTCCAATATAAAAGTTGCTGACGATGCTCACTTTGGAAAATTAACTGCTGGCACTGCTACAACGGCAGCAACACTTGATGTTGGAGCGTATGACGTAAATACAGCGGGTGCAGCTTTTTCATTCTCGGAAAGTTGGACTCAAGGAGACGCTACAAATCCTGTAGGATCAGGGGTTGATGTGACTTCAGGTGTGGTGGCTGATATGCCAGCGTACGGTGAAGTTTTAACGATGTCTGGAGGTGTCGCAGGATCATTGGCTGGCACTATCACCAGTGCTGGAGTGGTTACGCTAACGGCTGGAGGAGCAAATACAAGTGCCATTGGTTCAGTAGTAACCAGCGTGACGGTGAAGTAATGCACGTACCAATTCTTGTTTGCTCAATTGCTGTCGTCATCCTTCTTGGATTTAATTTCATAATGTGGAAACACTATATGGATATACATAAATGAAGCGTTATTTACTGCTATTGTTATTATTAAATAGCTGGCAAAAACCAGTCATAGCAGTGCCAGTTGTGCCAAATTTTTCTAGTGGTACAATGTCCGCCGTCACACGTACAACACAAAATGTTACTGAATCTATTGTCTCTACTGACTTCAACACTGGGCATACTTATACGATCAATGGAACGAATTTGTCTATTGATGGCACGACCCTTTCACCTTCGCCAGCAGAGACGAGCCAAACGATCAACGGAGTAAGTTATACATGGACAGGAGCAGATCTAACAACCAAACCAAACGTCACGATTGCCAATCCAGGTCAAGCGTTCCAGTACGCAGAAAGTTACATTGGTCCTGGCCTTTCCAATATGACAACAATAAACCGAACAACAGTCTTAGAAAGTGTTACCGAAACAACCTCAGTCTTCTCGCAATAATATTATTTAGTGGTTCAAGTGCATTAGCTAATACTTCACAAACTGCGGCTCCAGTAGCTAATACATCAGCTTCGCTAACTAACATGGCGATCCAGACATTGCAGGGAAATCTTATACAAAATCAGTATGGAGGTGGAGTAGTTTGTCAGGGGCCAATGTTGACATTTTCTCCTTTCATTACTGACTCACATTCATTCTCTAAACCAAGGGAATACTGGTACGACTCTCCAGTGTATAGCGATGAAGGAGATATTTTATATCATCAAAGAACACGTACAGGACAGAAGGATAATTTCTCACTTAATGTCGGTGCTAGTTTAACTTTTTCAATGCCACTTGATCGAAGATTTCAAGAGCGTTGTTTGAAAAATGCAAAGTTACAAGGAGATCATCAACAGCAGCTAATTGATAATAAAAAACTAGATTGGCACATCGCAAGACTTCGTGAATGTGGAAAATTGCGTCTAGCTGGAATTGAGTTTGCTAAAGATTCTCCTTACTATCATCTCTGTGAAGATGTTGTAGTTAAACCTAAAATGGGTCAAGTTTTACCACATAGACACGTTATTTCTTCTCCTTTAGAGGTGGAAGACCCCTCTTCTCCCGATAAGAAGTAGTTCTTCTTTCTGATAAGTTTGGTCGTTTTACTTTCTTACCTAATATCTTTTTAACTTTATTTATGATCTGCTTAATTATTGGTTTCACTGCCTTCAAAAGCAGTGGTGTACTCAATGCAGCAGTTGTAGCCACAAGAGTAATTCCTCCCGTTTTCACCACCTGGGGAACAGTGGGTATCGCATCAATTATCTGTTGTTGAACATTTAATTTTTTATATCTAGTTACACAACGGTTTCCGACCAATTCATACTTAATAATCTGTTTAGCACCTTCTTCTACTTTTGTACCGATCTCAGGCGCACCATCGGGAGGTCC